AACATCAAGATCACCATTGAAATCAGCATTACCAGCTAGCGTGAGTGTTGATGCCATGTCAACCGCACCATCAATATCCACGACATCTAGATTAGATGTTCCATCAATATCAATATCGCCTGATATATCTAAAGCTGTACCTATCAATGTTTGTGTTAATGTTATTTGACCGTTGGCTGCTATGGTCATTGCATCTACATCAGATGCAGAACCTATCGTTTTTCCATCACCAATGATGATGTCATCTGTGCAAGTGAGAATACCTGTAACACCTAAAGTGCCACCAATTGTTGCATCGTCTGTTACGGTCAAATCATCTTGTACTTTAAGATCAACTGTAGACAAACTTGCAAACGCATCTACTACAGCAGCGCCACTACCAGCACCATCTATATAGACTACTTTTACATCGCCCGGAGGTATGGTTACATTTGCTCCAGTACCTTGAGAAATAATTATGTTTTGAGAGCCACTTGTTCCGTTTTCAATAAAATGCAACCTATTAATAGTATTAGGTGCTATCGTGATCGTGCAAGCTGAATCTAATGTGCCAGTGTATTTTATAAAAATAGCGCGACCGGGATCAGTTGCACCATCGGCTATTGTAGTAGTGTGTGTATCAGCATTGGTTGTAATAGCTTCAGTTCCGAAACCAAAAGCTTCAGCCACCAATTCTAAGTTTGTATTTGTAACATTTCCCCAATTTCCTGACTCGTCACCTGTAGCCATTTCATTGAGTCGTAAGTCATTGACGTATGTACTTGCCATAATATTTCCTGTATTAAATTATATCATTATGCTGCAATATCTTCCCAATTAGCTGTTTGGCTAGGAGACACTTCAGTAATAGTTGTTGTTTGATTTGGAGATACTTCAGAATAGCTTGCTGTTTGACCCGGAACAACATCTCCCCATATAAATAAATTTGATGTCGCACCTGTTCCTAAAATACCTGTTAAAGATGTATTTGAATCTGCTGTTACTGTTACCGAGCCTAAAGCAGATGTACCTACTAAACCAGTTATTGATAAAATGTTGTTAGTAACTAAACCTAACGTGCCTAAACCACTAGTTCCTACAATTCCAGTACACGCAGTATTTGCATCGCAAGAAACTGTTTCATCACCTAGTCCTATTGTTGATGCAGTTCCTGATACTCCTGTTATTGCTATACCAGAAGCAGATAAAGAATTTACTGCTGATGTTCCTACTACACCTGTTTCTACTACATTAGCATCGCCAGAAGTTACTAAAGAGTTTAGTGCAGATGTGCCTACTACACCTGTTTCCGTTACGTTGGCATCGCCAGTTACACTAGATTCGTTACCTAATGATGTTGTACCAGATATGCCTGTGAGACTGACTGATATGTTTACAGCAACAGCTTGTCCCCAAGTACCACTTCCCCATGTACTGCGACCCCATCCTGCTGACACTTAAATTCCTATGCTATTCTTATAACAGCGTTTGATGCATCAGCAGTTGGGAATGTAATTGTAAATGAACCAGCAGTTGATGTTTTATCACCACCGAAATCAAATACTGCGACTGCTGGATCACCCGATGCTGAATCATTATAAATCATACAACCCCTTGCAGTTACGGTAGCTGTACCAAAAGTTAAATCTGCAAAATCAGTTAACGCAGTTGTTCCAGATGTCGATGGATCAACACGAGTCAGCGAGTTACCTTTTGCGGTGTAATTTGTACCACTTGCTTCATTGGTTGTTGTGTACGCTGTTGTAGCGGCAGACATGGTAGCAGAGCTAGTATATAGCGCCAATCTAAATGTATTGCCTCCAGAGTTTTTAAAATTGTGTACTCCTTCTAAAAGCTCTTTTTTAAAGCTGGTACACATAGCTTGAGTTATAGCCATTACAGCCTCCTTATTATATTTGCTAGTTCTTTATGACCTTGTTTTTCTAATTCATTACATACTGTGCAAAGATGATTTTTAATACCTTCTTTTACATAGTAAGCAATTATCATTTTACACTTATCTCTAAATGCATATGCTTGAGCTTTAACCATAGGATCAGCTCCATCGCTTACAGAGATTAATTTTTTTGTAGCCATTTCTGCTATTTCTTCAACACTGTGACCTCTGTTTTGAGTAGTTTGTACTCCTACGTCACCTATTGATATTTGAAATTTATCTGTTTGCATTAGTATTTATCTGGCTCTACTGGTGTTAAATCTTTTCTATTTATTATACCAACTGGTTTTTGTTTTTCTTCTTTTTCTACTTCTGACCAGTTACATACTTTAATTGTTCCATCTTTGTCTTGATAAGTAATCTTAGGATCATCAAGTCTATGATAACCGTATAGTTTTTCTTTTATATCTATATCAGTATCTATCAATGATGATCTAGGAGCAACAGCTATTTTCATTCCTGCATCTATGCATTTAGAAATCCAGAACTCAACACATCCTCTTCCAGCTTCTGCGAAATGCATATTTGTTCTATAAGTAAAATCAACACCAAATATAGAAAGCTTTCCAACTTTTGCCCACAAAGCAAATGCTATAGCATAAGCAACTGTATTGTTAAAATAAGAACATCCTAAAGAGGACACTATTTTATCCAAAGGATATTCTATTGCAGAAGGCACTCTTTCGTCTAATTCGCATGTATATATTGGAAAATTAACTTCAGGTAATTTAGCCCGCATCATTCCTGTCATGCTACCAGCATCTTTTGTATCTAAAAAACGACTCATTGGGTCAAGAATAAAAGCTCTGCTTATATTAGGTAAAACACCTATCATTGCATTTATTGCCCAAACTTCATCAAACCATATGCTGTGAGTCTGAGATAAATGGAAATCTATCTGACTTTGACCCATAGCAACTACTGCAACATCCTTGCCTTCTAGTTCTTCTATGGAGAAACAACTAAGCATTGATTCTTCTTTGACCACTCCTGTACGCATCTTTTCTATTATAGCTATCTGACTCTAGGGTTAATTTACCAAGAGCTTCTTTAAATCTTTTATCGTAATCAGATAATATATCTGCTTCTCCCTTCATAAAAGTATACGCTTCTACTAAGCTAGCATAAAGCAATACTTCAGAGGCATTAGTACCAAGCCAAGAAGTGCCATCAGATGATGCTGTTATTGACTGTGGTATGTAAAAATAATGCAATTCTACTGTAAATGTTGAGCTAGGCGTTGGGGCTACTATAAAAAAATCATCGTCAAATTGACCATAATATTTAGGAACACCAGTTGTAGCCGATGCTGGAAAAGCTTCTCTTATAAAATTAACGTCTTTATTTAAAAGATAATTGTAGTTATTGTCACTATCAATTACCGCTAAAGAATATGGATATAAATAATCGTCTGGTGTAGCTAAATAAGAATTACTTGTTGTCAAAGACGCAGTAACATTTTTTCTAAAATTAGGTAGCTCAACTGATTTAATAATTCTGTTTTCTGCTTGCACTATAATATTTGTAAGATTGCTTACAAATGTTGTTTCTGTGTTTTCAGTATAATCTTGTATAGCTGATTTTAATGTTGTAAATGTCCAACTCATTCTGTGCTCACTGTTAATTTACCGACATCACCTGTCATTTTAAGACCCATAGTGCTTGACCCAAATATACTTGAGCCTCCACCGATAGGATTAAAAGAAAAATATTTTGTTGAATCTTTTTCACCCTTATCAACTCTAGGATCAAAAAGAGATTGAACATCAGATGCATCAACATCACCTATATGTAGCTGAGGATGATCTTCGTCAAAACAATCACTACAAACTCTTAAACCATTACGAATTTTATCTGTAACTTCATATCGCAGATCATTTAGTTTAAAAGTAAAACCACATCTATCACATTCTCCTAATGCTTTAGAAGCTCTTGCATAGGACATATTAATATCGACCTTGTACTAAATCAGGCACAAATCTTACTGGCGCTCTTTCCCTATCAGCTTCACTTACCTCATTCCAAAGTTGATCGTATCTTTGTTTCAATATTGGTGCTCTTGCGATAGCTTCATCGTTTTTTGTGCATATATTATAAGCTAATGCATACGTCAAGCATGGTAAATATCTAGTAGGAATATCAGCATTATTTGAGGCTGGATCACCAGCATCTTCAACCCTATTTACATAATCATAAACTAGAGTGTATGTATTTCTACTATCAGGTGTAGACCATAATACTATATTAGATGTTCCAACATTCTTATCAACAAAGAACTGTGTTGGTTTTGATTGATTTAATTTTGTTGCTTGATGATTGTATTCTGTTCTAGATATTCTTCTAAGTCTTTGGTCAAATTGTTTATTAACATCACCAGAATCTGTTCTTATAAATGCATCTACTATGTCTAGTGCAGAACTAGGCAATGCATAACTACTAGTGCCGGCAGTCAATGTTTGCGAGTTCTGTTCTATTGACCAAAGATTCAAACCTTTGTTTTGCCATTCTAAAAAAACTAAATTTAAAGCTCTTTTAGCACTTCTGAAATCATATCCAGAACGCATCTCCATACCACAAAGATCATAGGCTTCTTCAAGAATATCTCCTATGTCTAAGTTAAATGTTGTTGTCCCGCTAGTAGCCATTTTTTATTTTCTAATCCTTTTGATTTTTAAAGGTATTTTTATCTTTGACTTCTTTTTTGCAATTTTCTTTTTCAAAGTCTTATTCTTTTTGCTAGATCGAGCCTTAGCAATTTGATTCTTCATAAGTGCTCTAGACATAACCATTTTATCTAAACCTTGCTGTTTTTTTAGCTATCTTTTTTGGCTGTTTGACAAACTGTTTACCTTTAGCTGTGCCTTTTCTTTTAGCTCTTGTTGTAGCTGCATACTCAGCATCACTCAAAGACTTGATAGCCTTAGTAGGTAAATAGCGTTCGCCTGTCTCACTGGATTTTTTTCCAGATTTAGTACGCCATTTTTGTTTTCCCCAATCTTTAAGAGACCTTTGTGATTTTCTTAATGGCATTACTTACCCTCTTTTCTTCTTATAGCTTCTTTACCTTTTTTTGCTATAGATGCTTGTTTATTTTTTCCTTGAACTTTAGCTCTTTGTTCTAGAACTGTTAATATTTGTATTTTTCTAGCGTAAGGTTTATTAATTCTTTTTACTTTAGCTACAGTAGCTCTTGCATCGGCTGGAGTAGCATATTTAATCCCTACAGTATCTTTTGGGTTTTCATCTGTATAGAGCCTTCTATCACTACCTTTTGGTTTTTTTCCAGTGCCTACTTTTGGGTCTCTATTTTTCTTCATCTCCAAAACCTTCACTGTAAAGATTGTTAAAAGTTATTAAAGGGTCTAGATAGCTTTCATGTGCCTCTGCTGAATGTATGTGTTGAGATGGCGCAAAATCTGGTGCTCCCTCTCCAGTTCTCCATAAAGCAGGACTAGTAGCCCTTACCCTATTATTTGGTAATGCTATAAGGTTGCCCTTCCAAGGACAATCTTCCGTTATATATAAAACATGAGACTGTTTGTGTTGCGCAGGATCATCAGCAATAGAGTTATTAGTATAGTCTACAGTAAATAAATATTTGCCTTGATAAAAGTCATTAGCAATTTTACATAGCCAAGGACTAGAACTTACTCTATCCATTACAATTACAGAGTGGTCTCTTGCTTCAGCATCCCAAGGTTGAGCTAAGTGATCTTCCATTGGTAGCGCCCATTCCTCTACTGGTATGTCTGCTACTAATGCTTGTATCGGCATCCTTGCCCACATAGCACCTCCATGGACATTCTCTAACTCTTCATTACTATCTATCTCACAACCTGTAAACACCACCTGAAAACTTAACGATCTATCAGGAATAGTATTTACTGCGATTGCTAAAGCATGAATAAATTCTCCATGATACTTTTGATGATTACAAGTAAACTCTTTTCTTACCCAGCATTTAAACTGAGGTATATTACTTATCAAGTACGACATAATTAATCGGCATAACCTAAATTATCTATATGATAATTTAAAGTAAGCTCCTCTCCCGCTTTAATTTTTTTTGTTGTGAAAACATTAAATGTTTTATAATCATCCCAATCTAATTCCAAAGACAATTCACAATTTGCATTTTTAGAATGATTTAAAAAACCGCCTATTGATGTCCTAATATATCCACATATAATTGGTACTTTTATGTGAGACATACCAAGATCAAATTCTTTATCTATATCTTTAACTGCAAACAAACCAAAACCTTCTATTGAGCTTTTTTTAACCTCTATACAATCTGGTAGGGGTTTATAATAAAATTTATTGTAAACAGGATACATTAGTTTCTGTATCCACCCCCTTTTGCTTTGTACTGCTTTGCAAGCATTTGAGCTTTTCTAGCTGACCATTGACCGGGCTTTCCACCTTTACTACTAGCTTTTATTTTATTAAATAAATTTTTACGCATAGTAGGTTTAGTGTAATTACCAGCCTCATTTACTCTTGATTTTTTAGCTCTACTCACTTTTAACACTTCCATCTTCTACGAGCTTGTCTAATCCTAGAATTTGGATCATTTCTAGTTTTAGCAGAACTCTTTTTTAATTGACCTAAAGACCTAGCGCAGAAAGATTTCCTGCGCTTGGCTGCTTTACTACCTTTTTTAACTTTGCCTGTTACTGCGGTTTGCAACTTAGAACCCGGATTTGCTTTTCTATATTCAGCAACTCCTTTCTTAGTCATACCAGCACCAGACTTGGTAGAGCGATAATTAGCTCCCTTACCTTTTGTGGTTTTAGGTATAGGGTTATCTCTTTTCCTTTTGGTCATAAGATTACTTACCAAATATTATTTTGGCTTACGATCTTTTATCTTGACGACCTTTTGAATTGGTCATTCCACCACCAAACATATTTCTCACATATTCGTTATAGGTTTGTACTTTAGCTTCTCTACCTGTTTCAGTAGCTCCACCACCCATAACTCTTCCACCACGAGACATACCTTTGGTATTTTTCATAGCTCCACCGCCAGCCATATACTTTGTTGACTTGCCACCGCCCGCCATGTACTTAGTGGATTTACCACCACCTGCCATGCCTTTTGTCTTTTTCATAGACATGCCACCGCCAGCCATACCTTTAGTTTTATTTGTTCCTGCCATGATTTTATTTCCTATAAATTATTTTTTAGCAACTTTCTTCTTAGAAGATTTTTTAGTTACTTTTTTCTTAGATACTGTTTTTTTCTTTACTTTTGCTTTTTTAGAATCAGTGGGTGTTTTACCACCCACATCATCTTTCTTTGCATTGGAAGTAAAGGAATCTTTAACATTATCTTTCTTAGATGTTTCACTATTCATTTCCGAGCATTTGCGTTCTGCATCAGATAAATCTGGATCAGGTCCAAATACAGGTGTATAAACACCATTATCACCTAATTTTAGAACTTTGTATTGCGCAGGAAATTCGCCAGTTTCTGAAATGACATATGTATTTTTTGCCATGTTCTTCTCCTGTTAGTCAGAATAAACCTTAACCATCTCTAATATGATGGAATAAGTATCTCCTGAAGAGTGACCTTTTGTAGTAAAAAGAATGTCTCCATTTTTTCCACTACCTGCATTATTTGGAATACCACCAAAATCTTTAAAATCCATGTGTCCATTACTACTTTCAGCTAATTCCATAAGTAAAACATTGGTAGAAGCATTAAAAAATAATTGAACAGACATGCCTACAATAGCATGACTTACTCTCATAACACGAACTTCAGAACAGGCAATGCCTTCAGCATTAGATGCCAAAGCAGATACGTCTACTTTAGCAACCGCAGATTCACCACTACCATCACTGACGTTGGTAAACTTCATAATAGCGTTTCTTGGTCCATCTTGAATAGTTTGTGAAGTTACTGCATCAGCCATTATCTACTCCTTATTAAGATTGGTCAGTAAAAGCTGGTACGTCTGCACCTTCTTGATTACCCCAAATGTACCAATTAGTGCTATCTTTTCCTAAAATGTTAATTTCAAACAAACCAAAATCTGTAAGAGTTAATATAGAGTTAGAGTTACCATCAGCGTAAACAGAAACATTGTCTGCATTAGAATCTAAATGAATAATTCCACCTAAAAAGAAATTAGTATCTGAACCTGTATCAATAATAAGATTTTGAGCTTCTTCTGCTGCACCACCATAAATAAATTTAAAGTAAACACCAGCAGCAGGACTTGGCAATGTAAGAGTTCTGTCTGCTGTAATAGCAGGAACTACATTAGTACGACCACCATTAGCTGTTGCTGTTAGTGTTGTATTAGCATCAGTTAAAGCGATAGGTGTAACTTTCATACCATCACCATCTAAAGTAAATTCAGTGGTGAAAGCACCTGTTGTTGAGTTTTTAGAAACGACTGTAAAGCCGTTTTCAGACCTTACTGGTCCGTTAAAAGTTGTGTTAGCCATTTATTTCTCCAAAAAAGAAAAACTCTATCATCTTGGCAAATGTCTGCTAGGTCAGTTGATAGAGCAATTTAATATTCCTAGATATAAAAAAAGGGAGACCCTATTAAGAGCCTCCCTTATGTTCTTACGAACTACCCGGTGAACCAAAAATACCAAGTGGGTCAGATACACCAAAACTGTATCTTTCTCTACTTTTATATCTCACGTTACCAGTGTCAAAGTCACCATCCATAGATGTAGTCATAGGACTTCTAACGAAGTGTTTCAAGCCATCAGGCACATCTGTTGTAATGAAGAAAGCATTTGTGTCAGTCAAATAGTTATT